CTCAAGACCTATGAAAACATTTCCAAGGAAGAAAATGATCAGGCAGTAGAGTACCTCACTACTCCCGATGCTGATTCCATGATAATAAAAAGCAAAAGAATTAGGGATGCAACTGTAAAATATAAGAGACTCATCAACGATTTAGGAGAGCAAGCTGTAGCAATGGGGCTAATCCCAGAGGAAGAACTCATTAAAGATGCGTACTTGCCTAGAATATTCCTAATGAATCTATTGAGTACAAAGAATCCAACCTCAAGCCCATGGGGAAGAAAGCCCAGTCAACTGCACTGGACGAAAGAAAGGATAGACATGTACGAAGAGATGAGGGAGATGAAGGGCGAGATCACAGACGTGAGGTACTTGGTTTACAAGGCCTATACAATTCCCGCGCAAGACATGGTGCTTTTAGATTTCCTCCAAGGCATATCACAAGAGAAGGCATTTGAAGAAGGGAAGGCCCCTTGGGTTCTCCCCACTCAGTGGATTGCATACAAGGTAACCGATCCTAAAACTGGTAAAACCCTTACCAAGCGTAGAACAGTAGCTGCTATCAGGAGAGAGATACAAGGACTTAAAAGAGTGTCTGATTATCCCGCGACATCAGAGAGGGTAAGGGAAAACATAGCTGCACATATTGGAGAGTTGGAAACACAGGTAAAGAAATTCTACGTAAAGATTGGTGCTCCCCCAAATCCAACGCCAGAACAAGTAAACGATGCTATCCAAAAATACCACAGCAAGGAGTATGATCCAACGAGTTTCAGGCCAATTCCTGAGGATGATCGATTCGGGCCGTTGTCGGGAGCATGGGTTAGAAAAGAAATATACGATGACATATTAGGCAACGCAGACGTAGCCTTTGGGGAAGCAAACCCGTGGAACCCATTCGGAACACATACTAGAATGGCAAGGTGGGTGTCCATATTCAAACTTCTCAAGGTTCCCCTCAACCCACCTAGTGCAGCTAGGAACATGGTAACCAACACTGTCAACCTGCAGTTACTAGGGGGTATGCCATTCTCAGCCCAACCTTCTCGTCTACGTGCCGCATTTCTAGCAGAGTACAGGGGTATTGACGACGGTCCAAAATTCGGTAACCTCGGGCCAGACGGTAAGGGCCTCACCGCACACCAGATAGCAAACAAATATGGGATCAGCGGGACCACCCTTGTCTCCGCTGAACTGAGGCAACTTGAAGAGGTGTTCAGGAGAGCGGAGAAAGAGGGAGTCTTTTCTCTCACACATAAATTTGGAGAGTGGGCAAGAAAGATTGGGAAAACTGGTGCTGAGATATACCAGATGCTAGAAGTTATGGGCAAGACAGCACTGATTCAATACAATCTGGAACACAAACAACACATCCTAGAGGAAATACGAAACCTGCCAGAAAATCTTGGGCCAGACGGCAAGCCCGTTATTACCCTTGAATATGCAGCAGTCCTAGAAGCCAACAGGGTATTGTTTGATTACAGTGAGGTGTCCCCCATAGTTCGGGGCCTGCGATCATCGTTCTTTGGAGCACCCTTCATCACCTTTCAGGTTAAGGTTCTGCCAGAACTGCTCAAGGTAGTGGCGAGATATCCTTGGAGATTCTGGCCATATGTCTCCTTATATGCCGGTGCTCAAGCACTCTTTGGCAGCAACCCGTTTGAAGACGACGAGTGGGAGAAGGTTATTCGCCTTGCCCCAGAGTGGATACGGGAGAGAGGGAGTGGTTTTATCATGCCCTTCAGGGACGAGCACGGCAGGCTGCAGGTGGCTGACCTTTCCTACTTCTTCCCATGGAGTGGCATAACACAAACCGTAGGGGGGTTGGTTAAAGGAGAGTGGGGCCAAGCCGCCAGAGAGGCAGGCCTTGTTGCCCCCGGTTGGCAAGTAGCCAACGCTCTTCTTTCCAACAAAGATACATTTACGGGACGTGAGATCATAGACGAAAACGATTCGGCCTTTGACAGGGGCTACGCCACACTAAGCTATGCGTGGCAGATGTCTATGCCTAACGTACTCACACGCCGTGGCTTCATCAACATGCCATCTCTGGTAAAGGCGGTGGCGAGGATGGACTCTAGTGAATTAGAGGGAAAGATATTCGACGCTACCATGGGAAGGACCAACAGGTATGGCGAACCAAAGAGAGACGTAACAGCGGCGGCACTGTCCTTGGTGGGGCTGAACCTAACTCCCATACCACCCGGCGCAAGAGGCGTTCAGATAAAAAGACATATAGCCCAAGAGCGCCGACTCAAGGCGGAGATAACAAGCGTCCGTGATGATAGGAGTCTCTCTAAGAAACAAAGAGACAGGCAGGTTAATCACCTGCGTCGTAAAGTAGACGAGGCTAGGGAAGAAAGGAGAAAATTCTCCGAAGAAACAGCGGGGGTGGGCGCAGCGCTATGAGACTAGTGGTAGTGGAGTGGCTAGATATTTATGCCACTTGTGGTTGGGAAAAAGCAGACGAGGCAGAGCCACAGCGCCTATGGAGCACGGGATACCTCGTCCATAAGGACAAAAAGGTGGTTAAAATAGCCACCACCAAAGACGAGAAAGGTGAGTGGTACAGCTTTCACGCATTCCCCGCAGGATGTATAGTTTCTATTACCAACATCACAAGTAATCCCGAAGCAACTTCCTCTGAGTAACAGCCACAATCTCATCATAATAACCCTCTCCATCTAGTTCTTTCAGCATAATTACACCCCTCCACCACTGGTGTTCTGTATCCTGACACCAGTTCTCACTGTAGTCTGGGTGGCTGAAACACCCGGCACTCAGCCCGAATATCTTCTGCCCGTCAGGGCGTGTCTGTTCAGCGTGGTTGTACAGATGGGTGTGTCCCTGAACCGCGCTACAGTGTAGCTTAGAAACGAGCGTGTGGCCCAAATGAACGCTGCTGATGGGCCTCCCTGCTATACCAGAGGTGAAGTAATGGCTGAATGTAATGCCAAACAGAGTGATAGACTGCTTAAAGCCTACCACCCCCCACCCAAATTGCTTGTACTGGAGGTCATCCACTGAGATGGCTCCGTCCAACTCCGGCGCTGAGTTGGTGGCTCTGGTTATCCTGTCCTCGTGGTTACCCAGACACATGTAGAACTTAGGCCTGTACTGCTTGTCCTTGTTCTTGCGTCTGCGGTCATTGAACTTACGCAAAGGGGCAAAGAATTTCTCTTGGGCTTCTACGGCACTGATGACATCTTTTCTATACCGCCTGCCTTCAAACCCCTTTGTTCCCCTGTCATAAGAAGAGAGTGACGGCAGGTCAGCCCAATCGCCCAAGCACACCACATACTCAGGGCGCTCCCTCATTAGGTACTGACCTACCGCCGTAAACCTTTCGTTGTCGTAGTCCGGTGCTGCATGGGCATCAGGGATAATAAGAAGGTTCACCCTAGCTAACCTCCGCCATATCTTCTAGGAGAAATCTGGCGTGTGGTTCCATATCAGCCTTGTCGCCTCGCTTCATCTTTGTTCTGCCGTTCCACTCTACTGTATAGGGGGTAGCGCCCTCCGGCGCACACGGCCTCGCCATATAGATGGAGCCATCATCCTCCCAGTTAACACAAAGCCAACACGGGACACCAACAGACTCCCATCGTGAGGCAGTTAAAACCTTATGCATGGCCACCAACCATGACGGGTACTTCTTTTTACGACATTTAATCTCAATCACACGAGGCCCGTTGGGTGCCTCGCAGTAGTAATCCACCCCATAGGATATGTTCTCCACCTTCTCGTAGGTGCAGTTCAGCTTCTCTGCTAGGATACGCATGACCTTGCGCTCCTTAGTCAGGTGCTGTGCTGTCTCATAAAGGGGGCGGTTCATATTTCACATGCTCCTGCCATACAGGCAAATTCCTGACTGCTTGTGGTCTGATCCTCTTCTTCCTTGACCGCATCCCAATCTATCTCAGCAGGGAGTGTCTTGGCCAGTTTCTTGTACGTCTGAGGCGAACAGTCCTCATATGGGGCCAACTCATAGCTGTGGTCATCGTCTGCGTGAGGAAGAAAGCTAACACCAGATAGGATGTTGAAGTTCTTATGCACCCATGCACCCACCTCTACCCACTCGTTCTCTCTGACAGAGACAGTGATAGAGGGCTTGTGTTCACACCAGTTGAGGGCGAACTTCTTCCAGATGTCCAGATGCTGAAGGGCAGTAATGTCATGGCGAGTGATCGCCCCCTTAGGCGATTTCATACCAAACTCAAACACCCATGACCCATCGTTGCGTGGATCAGCGTGATAAGGAACCCCGGACTCTATCATGACGGTAGAGATGGGGTCCTTCTTATCGTTGCGAACTCTGCGAATGAACTGACGGCTGTGCCGTGGATGTATGCCGCTCGATGAATCAACCAACTGGCTCACTGTCCCTGACGGCTTCACACAGGTGACAGCGGCTGACTCAGGTATGCCCAATAGCTTGGCGGCAGAGACGTTTTCCTTTACTGCGTAATCTCTTAGCCCCTGTAGTTCTTTGTCGGTTGCCTTCAGTATAGCGGGGCAGTCCATGATGCCAGTAAGGGAGACACCCAACAGCCTCTCTTCCTCTGTGTTCCTCTTCCATGGGGTAGACAGGTAACGAAAGTCTGTCAGGGTAGACTGTATAGTACCAATCCATGTGGCTTGGGCAATCTTCTCGTGGATGGTAGCCAACGTGTCATCAGGACGACACACCACCTCTGATAGGTTGCAGAACTGGCGCGGCCTGAGCACTATCTCTGAGCATGGGTTTACTCCAAACTCATAGCTGTTATCTCTGCGCTCTGGGACCATATCCTTTGCCGCTTGCCGGTTAAAGATGCCACGTTCACCACTCTTGCTTTCATAGAGGGATGTCCACTCTCTGAGGAATGCGCCAGTGTCT